TACTAGTGATGAATCGAAAAGATATGATGCCTTTGATAAGAGGGTATATGAATTGGAGTCCCAGATTCCTGTTGAACGTCTTTTAACTGCTGCTCTTGGTATTTGTGCTGAAGGTGGTGAGTTTACTGAAGTAGTCAAGAAGATTGTCTTCCAAGGTAAACCAGTTAATGAAGATAATATCTTTCACATGAAGCGTGAGTTGGGAGATATTTGTTGGTATTTGGCACAAGCATGTAAGGCATTAGATACAGATTTTAATGAGATTATTGAGATGAATGTTGACAAATTGAAGTCTCGTTATCCTGGAGGAGAATTTGATGTTCATCACTCGGAGAATAGAAAGGATGGTGATGTATAATGCACGATTCTTCAAAGCTATTGACTGGATTAAAATTTAAACAGTCCCTAAGATATGGTGAGAATCCACAACAGAATGCAACATGGTGTGCGTATCAAAGATCAAGAATCTATTGATACATGTAATGAGTTGGATATGACTATGATATTTACAGGTAAACGACATTTTTTACATTAAATGATTATGAGCTACGCATTATTAAGTGTTTCAAATAAAGATGGTATTGTAGATTTTGCAGAAAAATTAGTTCGTGCAGGATACACCCTTATTTCAAGTGGTGGAACCCATGCAGTAATTCATGCAGAAGGTATACCCGTAATGAAGGTATCTGAATATACTGGTGCACCAGAAATTCTTGAAGGTAGAGTAAAGACATTACATCCAAAGATTCATGGTGGTATTCTTGCAAAGCGTGGTCATCCTTTACATGATCTAGATCGTAATGCAAATGGTATTGGACTCATTGATATTGTTGCAGTTAATCTGTATCCATTCAAAGAAACTGTTTCTAAACCAGATGTAACCTTTGAAGAAGCAATAGAAAATATTGATATTGGTGGTCCTAGTATGGTAAGATCAGCAGCAAAGAATCATAAAGATGTTGCTGTATTGACTAATCCTAATCAGTATGGAATTTTTCTTGATGTATTGAAGGGTAATGCATATTCTACTACAATGGATGAATTAAAAACTCAATTTGCATTAGAAGCATTCAAACATACTGCTGAGTATGATGCGACAATTAGCGCATGGATGCTGGAAAATAATATCTATGAAGAGACAAAAAGTTCATACGGTGGAACCCTTACCTAGAACTTTCTCAACTTGAAAAACAAAACAACCTACAGAGTAAATTAAAAAAAATGATTAATATTGAAGTTGATGTGAAAACCTCTATTACAATTAGACAAGTTCTATTTCGTGAACAGCATCTTTATACATATGATCCTACCTGTTGTCCTCAACGAATCGTTGATATTCGGAGTGTTATCCAAAACCTTGACGAACAGATTGAAAGTGAGTTAAAATCTATTGAAGAAGAAAATACTGAAGAATGACATACGACTTTTCTTTTGCACATTCACCAGAAGGATTTGATAATCATATCAATAGTTCAATTCGTGGGTATTCTGATCTTCTAGAAGATACTGTATCATTCTCCCGATACTTTGTGGAAGATGATACTAGAGTCGTTGATGTTGGTTGCTCAACTGGTAAACTCACTAAGATGATTATTGGTAACAATCCCAATCGTAAACAGACACAATACGTTGGCGTAGAACTTGCTGGTAGTTTTTATGATGACCTGACAGAACGTTACACAGAAATTCGTAAAGATTATCCTTGGGCCCTTCTAGAGTGGGTTCGTGGTAATATCACAAACTATGAATTTAGGAACTGTTCTCTAGTAACTTCACTATTCACTCTACAGTTCATGCCAAAGACCACTAGACAAGAGACGATTAATAAGATTTACAATGGTCTCAATGAAGGTGGTGCATTTATCTTTGCAGAGAAGTTGATGTGTGAGAATGCATTCTTCCAAGAACTACTTACCTTTAATCATTATGATTACAAGAGAAAGACCTTTTCTGCTGATGAGATTATGGATAAGGAGAAAGAACTTCGTGACATGTTGAAACCCAATACATGGAAGGAACTTTATAGTATGATTATGTTAGCAGGTTTTAAAGATTGTCAGATTTTCTGGAGAAATCATCAGTTTGTTGGAGTTATTGCAAATAAGTAATGTGTGGAATTATTGGTGGATTTGATATTCCACAAATTGAAAAAGGACTTCATGCAATTTCACATAGGGGCCCAGATAATCAACAAGTAATTCAAATGGATAATGTCTATTTTGGACATGTCCGTTTGTCTATTATTGATATTAGTAGTGATTCAAATCAACCATTTGTTTATGGTAATACTACCATGATTTTCAATGGTACGATTTGGAATTATCAAGAATTGAAAGAAGAATTGAATATTGAGACAAAAACTTCAGGTGATACTGAGGTTCTTTGTGCTATATTGGATCGATATGGTATTGAGGGGTTGAATAAAGTTGAGGGAATGTTTGCAATAGCATTTACTCAGGGTGATGGTTCTATCACCATTGTGAGAGATCGCCATGGAGAAGTTCCTCTTCATTATTCTCTACTTACAGGTATATTTCCATCATTCTCTTTTTGTTCAGAAATCAAAGGACTTCTTGTCATGGATGAGAATGGTCAGACCATTAAAATGTTGGAACCTGGATCATTTATCAAAGTTACATCTAATTATTCTGTAGAAGAAGGTTATTGGTATAATATTAAAGAAAATATTGAAGATACGTCTGACTGGGACTTTTGTACATCCAAAACACACATAGAATTTGGTATAAGTAAAGGATCTTATGAAAGAACAATTTCGGATGTTCCTGTAGCATGTCTACTGTCTGGTGGTATTGATTCTGCTATTACTACACTTATTGCATCTAAACATATTCCAAACTTGGTGACATATACCGCAGTTTATGATGAAAAATCAAAAGATTTAAGGTCTGCCAGAGAAGTTGCTAAATATTTGGGAGTTGAACTTAGAGAAGTTAGAGTTGAACCACCTACTGTCGATGATGTTGATGATGTCATCAATACTATTGAAATGTCACATAAGGCTCAGGTGGAAATTGGTTATCCTTGTATCCAACTTGCGAAAAGAATCCATGAAGATGGTTTTAAAGTAATTATGTCTGGTGAAGGTAGTGATGAACTCTGGGCATCATATGGTATGAGTTACCACGGTATCAAAGATAAGGGTTGGACTAATTATAGAATTGGTCTCTTTGGTTCACAACATCGTAAGAACTTCTCAAGATGTAATAAAATCTTTATGAGGTATGGTATTGAGTGTCGGTTACCTTTCTTAAACACTCAACTAGTTGAAATTGCACTTGGTTTGAGTCAAGATATTGTTTGGGATGGTAAGGCTAGACCTAAAGCAATTCTCCAAGAGGCCTTTAGAGGTCAACTCCCAGATGATATTGTTGATAGAAAGAAAGTAGCATTTCAGGATGGTATGGGTATCAAATCTCTTTACGAAGACATTATAGATTCTCCAAAAACATATTATACTACACACTATAAGAAACAGTTCTCATGAAACTTCCATACAAATTACAAAATGTTTATGATGGTGAAGCTCAACAGAAGTTCACTGTCATTTCTACGTTCGCTGGTGGAGGAGGATCTTCCACTGGTTATCGTCTTGCGGGTGGTAAGATTCTTTGTATCAATGAGTTTGTGGAAGAAGCAAGAAAGACATATTCAGAGAACTATCCATCCACACATATTATTCCTGATGATATTAAACAACTGACAGGTAAAGACTTCCTGGAAGCCACCGGCCTTAAAGAAGGAGAACTAGATATTCTTGATGGTTCTCCACCATGTTCTGCATTTTCTGTTGCAGGTTCTATGTGTCGTGGTGAAGGTTCTAAACATTCTGATGGGTGGGGTAAGACTAAGACTTATTCAGATGGTAAGAAGGTAGAGAATATTGAAGACTTGTTCTTTGAATATATTCGTGTTGCCAATGAAATCAGACCCAAGGTTATCGTTGCTGAGAATGTCAAGGGTCTGACTATTGGTGAGGCTAAGACTTATTATGCTATGATTACCAATGCCTTTGAGGAGATTGGTTACCTTGTCACATCAAAGGTGATGAAATCATCTCACTATGGTGTTGGCCAAGCAAGAGAACGACTTATCTTTATTGCAGTTCGTGATGATATTTCTGATTTAGTTGGTCTGAATGTATTGACTGTATCCTCTCTTTTTCCACCTACATTATCCAAAGATACTACGATTGGTGACATCATTGATGGTGTTGAGAATGATCCTGAGAATATCAAAGGTCTCACAGAACACATGTTGAAAAGTGGTGTGTATCAAAGTGTGGTAAAGAAGATGCCTAAGGATCCTAAAAAGATTCTTTCTGGTATGGATTATCATGAGAAGGGTCATTGTTTTAATACTAAGAGGGCATCATTCTATAAACCATCTCCCACACTAACTGCAAGTGGTGGTTTAATTCATTGGAACGAGGATAGAGTATTGTCTGTTCCAGAACTGAAACGTATTCAATCTCTTCCTGATGACTTTGTTTTGACTGGTTCTCATTCTCAACAGACAGAAAGAGTGGGTAGAATGGTTCCGCCTTTGATGATGAAAGCAATCGCAGAAAACATCTATAAAGAAGTTCTTTCTAAAGTCTAATATCATAAATAATGTTAATAAGAGTTGTTAGAATTAAAAACCATGTCGGATATGAGTAATCTGTACAGAGCTTATTCAGCTGTACACAGTTCTGAAATTAGTGATCAACTGAAAGAGTCTAGAGATATCATCTCTGATATGGAATTTAATCAGATGAATTCTGCGGACCTTCAAGAGGTTGCAGAAGAAATCATTGAAGAGATGTTCGTTAATACTCTTACTGTTAAACAATCGAAAGAAATTGTCGAACAGATTATTAATGAAGCACTTAATGGTGAACAGTCGGAACTTAGATCTAGTAAAGTTGAGTATATTAAAGAGTCATTTGATAGAGCCTTTTATAATTGTCACACTGAAGAGAGATTTACTACGTATAGACATTCAAAGAAAGTTCAAGAGAATTTTCACAACATCTCTAATGAAGAACTTGGAAATAAGAGACTCCATGAGGCACTGATTGCTCAAGAGAAAAAGACAATCAAAGAGGGTATTCTTTCTTTGATTGAGAAGAAAACAAAAGATTCTTCTTACCTTGAGACCAATATGGAGAAGAGACTGGAGAATAATGAGAAGGCCCGTAAGGATATGGAGAATATGGGTACTACTATGAAGAACCCTCAACTTGAAGAGTTCTCTCAAATCAGACAAGATTGGAGTAGTGCTTATTCTTCCATATATGAACCAGAAGGTGATGAAGTAAATGAAGAAGATAAACCCACTACAGCACAATTAAAGGCTAGGGAAAAGTATGCTAGGATTAAAGAACTTACTAATAAAGGTAAGCATCAGGAAGCTAGCAAGTTATATAATGCTAAGGAAGAGTTTAAAGCATTAACACCTGATGATAAGGATCGGATTAGAAATCAAGCAGAGCGTAGAAAGAGATCAGCTGATAGAGCTCAGAATACCAGTGATTATAAGAAATCTACAAAGCAGGATCAGCAAGTTCGTAAGATGAAGTCTGTTCTTAATAATGAATATGAACCAGAAGGTGAAGTTATTGAAGCGACTGCAATGGCAAAGCGTGGACGTAACGAGACTGAAATCCGTAATGAGATTGCTTCTAAAACTGGTGGTGGTAAGTCTGCTGATAGAGCAACTGCTTTAGAACAGAAACCCACTTTTGGTCATAGTGGTGATGATATGAAAGGAAGAAGGAACCTTGCAAATAAGCAAAGAACTGATTTCCGTAAAACTACTTCTTCTAGTCCAGGTCTTCGTGGACCAGGACATAAGTCTGATGATCCTGAGGTAAAA